TATGAGTTTTTTTATAGCTTTCCCAGTGGTACCCATACTGTAACCACTGACTCTTTTATCCTTAAGTGTTCTAGGCATATCTTACTCCTATCGTTTCTTTGGGGTTGGGGATTTCCTTTTAGTTCTACGTACCGTAGTACGAGGCTTAGGAGGCTGACCCCACTTACCTTTAACAGTTCCTTTTAGCCGCTTATTTTTACTAGTCCTTTTTCTTTTCAGCTTTCTTTGTCTTTCCTTATCTTTAGAAAAATCGTAAGGTGCAATTGGCATGATAATTTCTCCTATTTCTTCCCTGGGCCAGGTTTTCCACCTCGCCATTTACGTCGATTTACTACTCCAGAACCACGCCTACGCAGCCTTTTTGGAATAGTACTTCCACCTAATAGAGTACCGAACTTATAGCCTGAAGAAACCTTCTTTTTCTTCTTAGCGGCTGGTTTCTTATCTACGCTTCTTTTTTTGATACTAGTCATACTATATCTCCTCTTATACGTTTCAAAGTGGCTTCTGGTAAAGCATCAAACTCTTCTTCCGTCATATTATTCAGATCGTAGGGTTGTTCACCCTTGTTCGCAGAACTTTCCCCTGGAAGATCAGGTGGCTGAGACTCAGCCGCTTTAAGTTTCTTACTGATTTGAGCCTTTTTCTTAGCCGTCTTATCTGCGTTACCTAATACTGGTACAGTATTTTCTAACATTTCATTCTTCTGCAGAACATAAGTTGTTGCCTCTTCTAGGGCTTCTACGGGGTTTTGGCCTGATTGGATAAAGCCCGTCATGTATTTATTCACCTCTGAAGTTAATGTCTCATTAAAATCAGGGGAATTAGTATCAAAAATGGGAAAAGCCTCTTCAATAGCATGAGCAGCCTCTTGAATTGCTGTCTCAGTAGAGCTACGGGTTACCTTTGTTTCGATATCTCTAGTTAGCTCTGTCCCCATTTTAGAAGCTTCCGCTTGCCTAATTTCTTTTCGGATAGCTTTAGCCTTATCTTTATCACCATCGAGCACCGCATCCATGTACTCTTCTTCTTTTGTATCAAAATCATAGGTTTCAGGGGCTTCCTCTACCTCTTTTTGTACCTTTTCCGACTGCTCAATACGCTTCTTTAGGGCTTTATTCTGCGCTAACACCTCATCCAGACGGGACTTAGGTATCATTTTAGGAGCTTCTTTCTTATTTGGCTCCAGATCTTCAGCCACCTGCTCTTCTGTTTCTGTCTCAGCCTCAGTTTCAGCTTCTTCAGCCTCAGTTTCAGCTTCTTCAGCCTGTTCAGCCTCAGTTTCAGCTTGTTCAGCTTCCTCAACCTCTTCAGTTTCTGAAGTTTCACGTGAAACATCGTCTTCCTCTTCGCCAAAAGCAAAATTCATATCAAGATTTTCAGTCTCTTCAGCCTTTTCAGTGGGATCAGCCCCAGGCATTTGCTCAAAAGTTATCGCTTCCTTCTCTTTTGCTTGTTCACTCATTGAATTGTCCTTTAAAGATTTTGGGGGGTACGCATATTAGGAATATCCGTTTCTGCAGGTGGAGCAGGTTCAGGTCGTTTTGCCGCTGTTTGCATCGCAGTAGCAGCGATTCTAGTAGCTGCATTAGTCGTTTGCTGATTAGTACGTACTTCATTAGTTGCCGCTGATAATTGTCTACGTAGGTCGAGTTCTTCTTGCTTCATCTGTATCTTAGCTTGTAGCTCAGCCACACGCAGTTGCGGATCAACATCAGCAGTATCCTGAACTTTCGCAACATTAAGCGCAGACTCAGTTTTAAGATGCTGTACCTCTGCTTCAAGTTTAGCCAGTTCAAGCTGCACACGCTGCATCGCCATCTGCTCCTGCATCTGCATAACTTGCACTTCTTCTTCCGTTGGTGGTTCCTGACCAGCAACAGCACGTATGCGCTGTGCCAACTCTTCTTTCTTGGCAAGATGCGAATACTGGACAATTGCATCGTCAGGTATAGCTACCCCGACCTGCCTGAGATTCAGGGCTTCAGCAAACTGCACCTCATCGAAGCTATCCCTTGCAGGTGCTGTTGAGACAATCACATCATATTCACCCAGTGTCAGGTCATTAATAATTTGACCTTCAGGCGTTTGAATATTAATAGCAACTTCTTCACGAGGCTCCGTTGGAATATCCTCATTTGTCACCATAATGATTCGTTCTTCTGTATAGAAACTCTGCAGTAGATGTAAGACCCGTTCTGCAAGGTACTGCCTTGCTTTACGTAAGTTATCAAGCGGCACCTGAATCATAATAACGCCACGATTCTGTTTCGCCTGAATAGCTACACCACTAACCTCTGCTGAATCAGACCCCAACATAGAGTCATTAATACCAGAGATCGTCTGGATATTAGCTGCCGCTTTTTGCCCGATACGATCCAGCCCCGTTGGAATCTGGTTAGGCTGTATCTTTACAGGGGGCGTAGAACCACGATTATACTCAACAACCAGACCAGTCTCTGCACCATGCTCTTCTAGATCATCAGTCTGCATACCGACCAGTGAGCCACTTTCTACCATCCAGCCACTATTAGCCGTCGTATTAACAATATGCAATTCCTGACTAGCAATCTTATTAAGCTGCTCTTGTGGTGACAGAAGATTACGCACCATACCAAACGGACGGCCCCGTCGAAAATAAGCAAAGAAGGGCACCACAGTAAAGTCGTTGTACGGCGACCAGTCATCATGCAGTACGACCTTATCAGCGGTTACTGTCCACCGGACTTTACGTTTGACCTTGGACATAATGTTCAAGCCGTATTCTTTCGCAAATTTTTTCATTTTACGATCTGACCATTCTTCCGGTACGTCCCGCTGGTCACCTGTTACAGGATCAACAAAGCAATCTACCCGCTGCATCTTTTTATGCTGGCGTTCTATAACACGAACTGACCTGACATTTTTGTAGTCATCCTCGCTAGGAACACCTGCGCCAAAGTAATCATCAGTTGGGTCGAGGTCACCGAATCTGGTTTCTTCATACTCAATACTGTCACGACCGTACCCATTCCCATTCTCTGCAATGAACCGTATATTTTCAGCTTTCGCCTTGCCATACAGTTCTTGGATCTCATCCATAGACATCCAACGGGTTTCATAAACCTCATTCCAAGTCTTAGGATCAGAGTCCTTAGCATCAGGATCAATCAAAATATCTAGTGGATCTTTTGCGATAATACGGACCTCACCTTCTACATGGTCACTAAAATCCATACGTACATCAAAGTACCCACGCCCATCCATGATCAAACCGTCACTGAATACTTGCTGCTCTACCCAGTCAAGACGATTATTATCTGCGATCTGCATAAACAATTTATTTAAAGTAGTTGCAACCTCATTATCAGCATTACGTCTAGGCTTAAATTTAATATCGGCACGACGGGTAGCTTGCTCACCCAGAACGGTATTAATCGTCGGAAGAATTGTATTAATTGTAAGCGCAGGTCGCCCTTCCGCTTCCAGCACAGCAAGATCCTGTTCGTCCCACTGGTCGCCCCGATAAAAAGCATCACACTTTTTAGCCATCTCAATGTAATCAAGATGCCCATTGTCACGTGCTCTTGTGTAACGGCTCCACTGCGTAGCAGCTACTTCAGCTTCTGCCGCTGGGCTTAATTTTTTCATCATAATTCTTCACCATCTATATAGAATGGATTTTTACCTTGTCTAATACGCATATGGGCATGGACTGTAGCAGTATCTAAGATCTGTTTTTCCATAGGGATACTTCTATCCCAGCCTTGCCCAGGTTTCATATTCTGCATATATTTTATGGCTTCAGGCGTTTGAGTCGGAACCATTGTTGGGATAGGGGTACGTGCAGGATATACACGCCCCTCAAACTCAAAGTCATCACCTAAGTCAGTAGAGAACTCAGTCATAGTCCCACCATCGACCAAGTTTTTAATTGGCCCTAAAAACCCACGTGCTGATTTCTTTGAACCATCGGCACGGTACATCGAGGGGTCATAGTTATCGCCTAGTTTTGTTTTAGGCTCCTCTTTACGCATACCACCCTGTGCTAACTTAGTTGTAGATTCTGCCATTATGCACTCATCGCTGATTTCGCTTTATCCGGTTTAGTTATACTATTTAAACGATCACGCCAACTTGGGATATGCACCACAGGTGCCTGATAAGTTGAGAACTCAGTCATCATTAGACCCAGCCATGCAAGCGCATCCACTTGGTCATCATGGATACCACTGGGAAAACGTAGTAATTCTGCCACCATTGGCCCCGTAAACATAGCCTCTCTTGGAAAGAAGACCATACCCTGCTGCATTCGACCTTGTATCGCCCGTGCCCTTGCTTCTTTATCGCGCCGACCTGTCTTCAGATCCTTCACATACATTTCGTATAGCCCACGCTCACGAATACGTTTCTCAAGGAACGGACCCAGCGCCATCTCGATATGCCCCTTCTCGATACCGACCATCGAAGGTTTCCACTGCTCATATAGATCAAGGATGCGTTCAACAATCTCAAAGCCATCGTACCTGCCGCGCACAATGTCCATGATGTAAAGCTCATCACGCTCGTTGACTCCTACGACCATCCCGACTGTATAGTCATTACGATCACGCTTACCAATCGCCAGATCCCACGCACAGTAGTAACGCATCTCATCAGGATCAACATCTTCAGCGTTGTAATACTGGATCATGTCACGGGTGAAGTACTCGCCGTCATCCGAAACCGGATTCTGTTGGTAAAGTGCTGACCAGTCTCTTGGCCCGACTGCGTTACGGATCTGCCCTAATGCGTCGAGACTATAACGCTCTGCGTGAAGCGCATCGCCCTGCTTCCGGTACGGCTCGTCTTCTTCTGCAACAGCTGGGTAGCGCACCACTTCCCACTCGTCACCACCTTCGTCCGTTGCTTTAAGCAACCGCCCCGCCAAGTCGTCATCATGCCATCTGGTCAGAATCACCAAGATGCCACCACCTGGGGCTAGTCGGGTATAAGCAGTAGAGGTGTACCAGTCCCAGTTAGCGGAACGGTTATTTTCTGACTCACTGTCCTCACGGTTCTTAATCGGATCATCAATCACTAATACGTGTGCGCCTTTACCTGTGATACCGCCGCCAACACCTGCCGCAACATAACCTCCACCAACTGTTGTTAACCACGCCTCCGCAGATTGCGAATCAGGGTCAAGCCTTGTTTCAAAAGCTGTTTTATACGTGGGTTCACGGAGTAGTTGACGAACCTTACGAGAGAAGCCCATTGCCAATGAGCCTGAGTAAGAGCAGCTGATGAATTCATGCTCTGGGTTGCGACCCAGATGCCAAGCCGGAAACGCAACCGATGCCAATGTGCTCTTACCGTGTCGGGGTGGCATAAAGAGCATAAGGCGCGGAGACTTTTTCGCCACCACATCCCGACTGAATTGTTCCAAGCGTCGGCAAATATCTTTATGCACCCACCCCGCTTGATAATCTGCATTGAAGCGTTCGACAAATGGTAAGAGCCGCTTGCGAGTAAGGATTCTAAGTGCCAATTCTTTTCTGGCTTTTTCTTCAACAGTTGACTCCTCTACAATTTCTTCCGGTGCAGCCGCTGGTACGGGGAGTGCTTCTGTCCTGTCTGCTTTGCAGTACACGCAGATACCATCTGTACCACTGAACAGAGTTTCTGCGTGTAGATTATTACAGACGGCGCATTGGTGCCGTATCACTTTGGCTCCAAATAGGCAGTCTCTCGACCTGCTATTTCCAACAATTCTTCATCTGTTAAACGTTCCAGTTGTTTCGCCGTGGTATTTACGTTGATATTAATCTGGGTAGCAGTGTCTGGAGTACCTAAGCCGTGCAACTTCACCAGAGAATCAACTGTGTTCTTCATCTCTGTTGCATTCGCTGAAGACTGGTATGCCTCCATATACATCTGGTGGGCATTGGTACGATTGAATCTGACTTCTTCACGCATCTGCTCCCGAAAGTATTCTAAGGCACGAGATACTTTAGGTAATTTTGAGGCATTGAGTGCCGCCGTATATGTTCCATAACCAGCAGACCGCCCTGCCGCCGCAACTGTCATACCGCTACTGATCATCAGCACCAGCCGCTCTTGTTGCACGGTTAATTCGCCAAGTTGAAGCCCCATGTATGGAACATGCGCTTCAAACTCAGCGTGGGGCATCTCTGCCAAATCAGTCGATAAGGTGTCACCCGCCTCGCTCATCAGCGCATCTTATACAGAATGGGGCTTTTGGGACAAGTTTTTCCTAGAAAAAAAATTTCAAAAATTAATGTGAATCGCTGAGACATCATCTCCCCCTTTCCGTCACGCGCTGCCCCCAACCGGAAATAGGGGGGGATGGAACCTTGTTTTGCGTTACCTTTTTGGAACCTTGTAGCTAAGTAACCCCCGACTCGTTCCTCGCGGGAGTTGTCAGGTCAATACGTGAGTCAATTGGCTCGTTAATTCATTAATACTTCTAAGGAGTAACAACATGGCTACTAAAAAAGCCCAAGAACCAACCTTCTTCAACTCAATGGTCTGTAAGCAAATCCCTGAGAATTGCCCAGACTGGGTGATAGCTAAGCTCGGCTTCAATATCGAGAACTTACTCGAAGAGATAGAGGAGTTGAAAGAAGCTGGTGTGATTACCAACGGATGGCTAAACGTCGAAATCAAACGGTCTAAGAAAGGCGGTATGTACGGCGAAGTCAATACATGGAAGCCCACAGCCAAAGCAAAGCGCAAGGCACGAAGCTAACCACTAACCTACGGCCCCTCGGAAGCATAGCGAAGAGGGGCCAAACTGGAGCACTAAAGCACCATGACTAACTTAAACTTAGAACAACGAGTCACCAGACGCGCACTAATCACTGCTAATTGGATAGCACAAAGAGATAAGTCTGACGCTTTCGACATGTGGTGGGAAACAAACGAAGAAACCTACCGCAGAGAATTCCACATATCAGAAGCAGTACTCACTACTGATTACAATACGTGGTTAGCTAACCGCTGGGAAAAAATTCATACAGATTTCGAGTCTGCCTTAGAAGGAGGCACATACTAATGTACGACCTAAAGAAGCAAAGCAGACGGTACGCTGAAGAACAGAAGCTGGCGAAGATGCGACTGAAACATGTGAAGCAAATGGATCGAATTCGCGCAGGTGAAACCATAAGCGACTGGAACGAAGTGCTAACTGTTACCTTATTCGCACTAATAGGATTTGTGGCTGGCGCACAAACTATGTTCTACATATTAACTTCCTCTGTCTAAAAGAGGTGCCATTCCCCCATACCAGCTGTTGCAGTAGCTCAAGTCTTACACGATTGGACGGAGCTACTGCAACAGCTGGTTCAAAAGGATAGGGGGAGTTCAATCGTGCAAGGATAAGGGAGTTCAATCGTGCAAGACTCTAAAAACACGCCTGAATCAACCGAATCAACCGGCGCAGCCGCCCCTACAACCACTGTGTGTCATGTGTGCCAAGTGTGTGTCAACGCTGTGTGTCAACTTCAAAATCGTAACCCACTGAAACAAAAGGGATTTATGCCGTGTGTGTCGCGTGTGTCAGCTTTTTTGAATCTCACTTACCATACACGCACTTAAATACAGAGAAATTGGCTCTTTTCTACAATTGATTACAAATATCTCTGAAACAAAAATAAAACTAGACACACATGACACACATTTAAAAAACTCCATCATTATCAACAATTTAACCTCAGAAAAAGTTGGCACACATGTGGCACGCATTCAAACACACAGCCCCTTTTCCGACACACAAATGACCTTCAACTAAATGTTGAGCCATTTGTTAAGCAGCTGCAAGTATGAATTATTTGCTCAATTTACGTCCCTTGCAGCTGTGTCAGGTCATATTTATGAGTCATTTAAGCCATTAACAGGAGAAAAACATGGATAAAGAAACCGTTGAAGAACTAACTTTCACTCAGCAATTGAAGCAAAAAGCTACTGCAGCAGGTCAATACACAGTAAACCTACTAAAGCAAACGATGCAATACGCTATTGATCACCCAGAAGACGTAATGCTGCTAATCGCTACCATAGCCTTAGTAGACATGGAGTCGTCACTCGACGGCATCGAAAACTCAATTGAGACATCTGCCACCGTAGACGTTCTTAACTACATGGACGAGAACCCAGCTTAAAGGAGAAAACGTATGAAACTCGAAGAACCATGCATATGCGAACGCTGCAACGCTGAGCATTACGGCGGTAATTATTTCCTTTGCCCCGACTGCGAAATCTATTCCCCATCACCCGACGAGATCGTAACAATATTCACCAAAGATTTTGCCACGTTAAAACCCTTTCCAAAAATGGAGACACGCTAATGGATAACAACGGCGAAAGGGACATTCCATACCCTATAACAATGGAAACACTGCATCGCATCATCAAGCAAAAGGCTCAGCAGATTGCTAGGCTAGAGACTGAGAATGCGGGGCTTCTGGAGCACGTAACAAATCTAACCGCGCAGAACATAAGCCTCAATTCTGAGTTGGATGAACTGCTCAACATCGAAGCAAACCCAGAAGAGATATGGTCGCAGGAGGCAACATGAAACCAACAGCAGCAGAAACTTGGAATCAACGTTGGAGACAAAAGGACAGAGACATGAGCTTGAAAAACGCATCCCCACAAGACTATGCAAGCTATGAAGATTGGTTCAATGATAATGAAGTAGATCTCTATGCAGAATACATGGAGACAGGTTCCAGTTATGAAATAGACTTCGATGACTGGTGTGAAAATAGATACAACATGGAGATGTAGCATGAAGAGACATGAACCAATACCTATAGATATCAGTTGCGCCGTTGGAAAAGAGTTAATAAAAATCATAGAAGAAAAGAAATACACAAACTTCTATAGGCAACTAGCGAGTAAAGAACTACTGAAAAGAAACGAAAGAAAGAGAAAAGAACCAGAGCACATGTCATACAGAAACATAAAAGCCGAGGAGAAGAGATACAATGAAGAGACATGAACCAACTGTTCAATCGTTATCCCGTAAGCACAAGAAGAAAAATAAACAACTGTCTAACAAGAGGATCAGACAGGAAGGGAAACCAGGGTTCAATCGTGCGAGCCAACCTTGCCAAGTTGGAGGCTAAGCCGCTGCAACCACTAAAGAAAATACTTAGTTGCGTCCGTTGCAGCGGTGTCAGGTCATTTTGTGCAGTTTAATAGCTGTT